GTAGCAGGTAGTGATTACGGTTCATTCTCAATGAGATTAAGACGAGTTGATGTAAGTGGTACAATCCATAGTCAGTTATCACCATTTTCAACTAACGGTGATAAAGACAGAAGACCAGAAGTAATCGAACAGTGGAATAATTTAAGTTTAGATCCAGATAATCCTAACTTTATTGCTAGAGCAATTGGTGATAAATATCAATCTGTAGATGCTTACGGTAAAGTAACTATCAAAGGTGATTATGCTAATTTATCACGACATATTTGGGTAGAAGTACCTGAAGATATTAAAGATAAAGGTATATCTGCAGATTTAGTACCATTTGGATATGCAGCAATTAAAGATCCAATTTCAACTACTACTAATGGAGTAACAAATTGTCCTTCATCATCAATTATTGGGCAAACGAATATCAAAGTATCTAATAGAACACAAATCTTAGACAATGTTTATAATAAGAATGTTTATTACGGATTTAACTATATTGATGCAGATAATCATAATTACTTAAAACCTATACCATCAGAAGATGCATCAGCAGGAGCTAATGTAGCGTTTAACTTAAGTAATGAAAAACAGCACCCATCTGCTTCATTAAACGCAACTGGTACAAACGAAACAACAATAACACCAGGAGGATCTACTATAAATCTTTCAACTAAGAAGTTTATAGTACCATTCCAAGGTGGATTTGACGGATTTAATCCTTCAAGATTTGTAGCATTAGATACTAATATATCAGCTGCAAACATGCAAGGATTTGATTTATCAACAGCAGAAAAAGACGGATCTAAAGCATACAAACGAGCGATTAATGCAGTTGCTAATCCAGACGAATATGACATTAACCTAATGGTAACGCCAGGACCTAACCACAGGTTACACTCTGTAGTTACTACTCACGCAAAGAATACTTGTGAAGAACGTGGAGATGCTTTCTATGTAATGGATGCAGCTAACTACGGAGATTCAATCGCAACTGTAACAAATACAGTAAAAGCTTTTGATACTAACTACGCAGCAACTTATTACCCATGGGTTAAGATACTAGATACAGATATTAATAAACCAGTATGGGTACCACCATCAGTAGTTGTTCCAGGAGCAATTGCTTATAATGATCAAGTATCATTTGAATGGTTTGCACCAGCTGGATTAAATCGTGGATCTTTAACTGAAGTAATTGAAACTGCAGATAGAGTGACTCATGAAGAGCGAGATGATTTATATGAAGGTAGAGTAAACCCAATTGCTACATTCCCTGGACAAGGTGTATGTATCTGGGGTCAGAAAACACTTCAAGGTAAGCCATCTGCATTAGATAGAGTTAATGTACGAAGATTATTAATAGCAGTTAAGAAATTTATTGCATCTGCTACTAGATATTTAGTATTTGAAAACAACACTTCAGCAACAAGAAACAGATTCTTAAATATTGTTAATCCGTATTTAGAATCAGTACAACAACGACAAGGGGTGTACGCATTTAAAGTAATAATGGACGCAACGAATAACACACCAGATGTAATCGATAGAAATCAAATGGTAGGTGAATTATTCTTACAACCAGCAAAAGCAGCAGAATTCATCATATTAGACTTTAACATCTTACCAACAGGTGCAGCATTCCCTGAATAGAATTAAAACATAAACTCTAGGAGTATAGAAAATGGCAGAAAAAATAGTTAGCCCAGGTGTATTTACAAGAGAAAGAGACTTATCTTTCTTACCAGCAGGTGTTGCCGCTATAGGCGCAGCAATAATAGGACCAACAGTAAAAGGTCCAGCATTTGAACCAGTAATTGTAGAATCTTTTAAAGAATTCGAACAAGTATTTGGACCAAAGACTTTAGATAGTTACGTTCCTTATGCAGTCGAATCGTATTTAAAGAGTGCAGGTAGAGTTACTATTGTACGTGTACTTGGATTATCAGGTTACACACCTACGATGATTGGTATAACATTAGCTGGAGCAAATGGCGTTGCCGCCCGAGCAACAGTAACATTCACAGGTCAACCACAAGATGATAATATTAGTTTAGATATTACGGATGCAGCAGGAACTACAAAGAATTATATAGCTAAAGCTAGTGAATCTCTTGGAAGTAATCATTTTAATAGAAATGATTCTGATGTAGCAAATATAGCAGCTTCGCTTAGAGATTGTATAAACCATTCATCAGGTCATAATGGTACTTTAGTAGCTGTAATAACTGGAGGAGTTGTAACAATAACTAATACAGTAATTGGAGTAGCAGGAAACACAACTATTACAGTTACAGCAGCAGACAATTCAACAGCTGCTACTATGTCTAATACAACTATTACTACACAATTCGCAGGAGGAGTTGATCATGATTTATTAGATTCAGCTCAAAATGAACTAATTGCAGTTCTACATCCAACACAAGTAGATTCAGATGCTACATTTACACCATCACTACTTACTGCTACATCTCAAATTGATTTAAAATTAACTGCAGGTGGAGCTACACCTTATACACCTACAGGTAATTTCTTAACAGGTCAAGCTTTACCATATACATATTCAGGATCAGTAGATACAACAGCTGAAAATTGGATAGGTAGTGTATTTGGACTTACACCTAAATCGAGGACTCAACCAGTATACAATTACATGTTATTTAAGAATTATGCATCAAGATCATTTAGTGATGACCCTACATTAGTTACAGCAGTATCAAATGCTGATAATGACTATGTAATAGCATACGGTGCTAATAACGCTTATGAAGCAAGAACACCATGGATCGTATCACAAAATTTAGGTTCATATGTATCACCTAAAACAACTAAACTATTCAAACTTCATACTAGATCTCACGGTTCAGCTGAAAATTATGCATACAAAGTAGCAATTAGTAATATTAAAACTGCAGACTCAGTAGCAGGATCAGATTATGGTACGTTTAGTGTAGCATTAAGACGTGTAGATTTAGATGGAACAATTCATGCAGCTAACTCACCTTACGGTAAATCAGGTGATAAAGATTTAAGACCACATATATTACAACAGTGGAATAACCTAACTTTAGATCCTAACTCACCTAACTTCATTGCTAGAGTGATAGGAGATCGTTACCAGTCAGTAAATGCAAATGGTAAGATTACTGTATATGGTGATTATCCTAACTTAAGTAATTATGTTAGAGTTGAAGTACCTGAGGATGTTAAAGATCAAGCTATCTCACCAGATCTAGTTCCTTTCGGATTTGAAGCTCTTAAACAGCCAGTAGTATTAGCAGTAGGAACTATGCCAACTGCATCATTTGTTGGACATACTAATACAAAAGCACAATCTACTACATACTCAACGCATAAAATCAAAAAGACACAAATAGCTGATAATGTTTATAATAAAAACATTCATTACGGATTTGATTATTTAGATAAAGATAACCTTAATTACTTATTACCAATCCCTGCAACAGACGCAATTGTTGGTAATAACAAGCACTTTAACTTATCACATTGCTTCCAACATCCATCTGCTTCATTAAATGCAGCTCTTACAGATGAAACAGCAATTACACCAGGTGGGTCTACAATCAACTTATCAACTAAGAAGTTTATTATACCATTCCAAGGTGGATTTGATGGACAAAATCCAGCACGTTACATCGCGAAAGGTGAAGATATAGAAGCAACTAACATGTTAGGTTACGATCTATCAACAGCAGAAAAAGATGGATCTAAAGCATACAAACGAGCGATTAACGCAGTATCAAATCCAGACGAATATGATATTAACCTAATGGTAACACCAGGACCTAACCACAGGTTACACTCTGTAGTTACTACTCATGCAAAAAACACTTGTGAAAATCGAGGAGATGCATTATACCTTATGGATGGTGTAGGGCTTGATACAACAACAATATCTACAGTTGTTAATACTGTTAAACCAGTAGACTCTAACTATACAGCTACTTACTGGCCATGGGTTAAAATACTTGATACTGATAAAAACAAACCAGTATGGGTACCACCATCAACAGTAATGGCAGGTGTAATATCTAAAAACGATCAAGTATCATTTGAATGGTTTGCACCAGCTGGATTAAACAGAGGGTTGTTAACAGAAGCTTTAGATGTACCTACTAGACTAACACATGCAGAGCGTGACGATTTATATGAAGGTAGAGTAAATCCAATTGCAACATTTAAGGAAGGTATCTGTATATGGGGTCAAAAGACATTACAAGCTAGACCATCTGCATTAGATAGAATTAACGTACGAAGATTGTTAATAGCAACTAAGAAATTTATTGCATCTGCATCTAAATACTTAGTATTTGAAAACAACACTTCAGCAACAAGAAATAGATTCTTAAATATAGCTAATCCATACTTTGAAAGTATTCAGCAAAGACAAGGTCTTTATGCTTATAAAGTAATAATGGATGCATCAAATAATACTCCAGATGTAATTGATAGAAATCAAATGATCGGTGAGATATTCTTACAACCAGCTAAATCAGCAGAATTTATTATACTAGACTTTAACATATTACCAACAGGAGCTGTATTCCCTGAATAACACCAGAAAAAAGGATACTTTTTATATAACTACATACTTATATGTGTAGTAACATAATAAACGAGGAGACAAAATGGCACAATTAATCGACCCAACAGAAGCAATGTTCACGGCTTTCGAACCGAAGACACAAAATAGGTTTATCATGTATATAGATGGTATTCCTGCATATTTAATTAAAAAAATTGACAGACCATCAGTAACTTTTGGTGACGTAACACTTGATCATATCAATGTTAAGAGAAAACTAAAAGGTAAAGCTGATTGGGGTACAATCACATGTGAACTATATGATCCAGTTGTTCCTTCTGCAGCACAAGCTGTAATGGAATGGGTTAGATTATCTCATGAATCTGTTACTGGACGTGATGGATATGCTGATTTCTATAAGAAAGACATTACATTTAATGTATTAGGTCCTGTAGGTGACAAAGTCGAAGAATGGACATTGAAAGGCGCATTTGTACAATCAACTGCTAAAGGTAGTTTAGATTGGAGTCAAGATGGAGCGTTGATGCTTTCAATTACATTAGCATACGACTATGCAATACTACAGTTCTAATATATTAATACACATATATTAAATTAAAAATAAAGGGAAAACAGTTATGAGCGAAAACACTAAAGTTACGGCTAAACAACAAGACAAAAAGAAATTTCCAACCGAATTTATCGATCTTCCGAGCCAAGGGTGGTTCTATCCAGCAAACCACCCTTTAGCTTCGGGTCAAGTAGAATTAAAATACATGACCGCGAGAGAAGAGGATATATTAACCTCCGCAAATCTTATTAGGCAAGGTAAAGTTATTGATACATTAATCAATGCTTTATTAGTTACCGATGTATCATACGATGATATTATTGTTGGTGATAAAAACGCAATTATGATCGCAGCTAGAATCTTAGGATATGGTAAGGATTATGATATTGATATGTCATGTCCAAAGTGTGGTGAAAGTAATAAACTACAGATAGATTTAACAGGATTAAATAATAAAGAATTACCTTTTGATTCATATACTAAAAACTCTAATGAGTTTGAATTTGCTTTACCACTATCTAAAACAACAGTTACATATAAGTTGCTATCAGGTGGTGATGAGAAAGCATTAGAAGATGAAATGAAAGGATTAGCTAAATTTGCAAACAAGAAAGGTCCTGGTAAATCACTTACTACTAGGTTAAAGCATCAAATTATAGCTCTTGACGGTAATAGAGATACAAAAGCAGTTAGAGAATTTGTTGATAATGATCTTTTTGCTCAAGACTCTTTAGCGCTACGTAATGAAATGCGTAAAGCAGCACCGGATGTAATAACTAAATTCAACTTCGAATGCGATAGTTGTGCACATACGGAGACCGTCGATATGCCTATCGACACTAACTTTTTTTGGCCTAACTCCGAGTCATAGACCTCTTATACATGAAGAGGTATTTCTACTCTGCTATTATGGTAAAGGTGGATTTACTCATGATGAGGTGTATAATATGCCTAGATATTTACGTACATTCTATATTAAACAAATAGAAAAGATAAATACCAAGCAATCTGAAGACGCGAAAAAGCAAGAAAATCACCAATCAGGTAAATCAGAAGTCTTTGGACCTCCACCGGTAAAACAGTAGGTTTTCTAGGTATTACATATTTATATATGTGAAACTAAGTAAAGAGAATCTTATGAATAATTCAGAAAAATACGTAATTAGCGAAGGAGTATTTGATTGGTTAATGAAAACATTAATCGGTAAAGATAATGCTACAAAAGTTAAATATTATGCAGCTATAAAATCAGATCGTAAATTATATAAATTATCAAAAGAGTTAGAGCAGACAGCATCTCAAATGCAAAAAACCATGCAAAAATCACATAATAGTGATTCAGGTTTTGATATCAATGTACTAAAGCGACTTCAACGAGGGTTATAGTAGATTAATATGGCTAAGAAACGGAACGATCAGAGACGTGTACAACCAACTTTAGCATCTGCTGATGCTAATCCTAAAGGAATGGATCAAATTGCATCAACCGAAGCTGGATTGAAGAAGCAGATTGAGTATTATGGTAAGATGCGAGCACAAGTCGTTGATATATCTTCTCAGATGGAATCTATATTTGAGACACAGCAACGTATAACGCAAGAATCAGATAGACAGTATGGTATCGAAAAAAAGGTACTAAATTCTTTAGGTGTTTATGCAAATCAAGTTAAGTTAATATCTCTCGAGAAAAAATTACTCAAAAAGCTCTCACTTGAAGATTCAAATATAATTAAAAACACTATTAGTGATTATAAAGATTATAATCAAGCAGCAGCAGGGGTTGCACAAAAAGCTAAAGAACTCGCTGATTATCGTAGAAAGCAAATACCTTTCGAGGAAAAGATACGAGGAATACAGCAACAGATAACCAACTTGCAAGGAGATCAAACTAAAGGATTATCTAAAGCACAGCAAGAGCGGTTAAAAAATCTAAAAACTTCTGAAGACCAATGGAAAAATCTCTCTAAACAAGAGCAGGTAAATAAGCGTATCGAAAAAATTCAAGGTAGTGTATCTGAATTAATGGACGGTCAAAATAGCGCTGCAGGTAAGATATTTAAAACGATGAAAGATATCGTTACGAATCCATTAACTTTATTCGTTGGATTACTAGCAGTCGGTTTACAGCGATATGAAACAATGCGTCAGCGTGGTAATGAGTTAGCTGAAGAGCATGATCGTATCAATAAAAAGTTAGCTGGAGCAGGCCCGTATCAAGATAAAATAATACAGAAAGCAACTCTGATTAGAGATCGCTTTTATGAGATGGGTGAAGGATTCTCTAGTAGTATGGAGGGCTCTGTAGATGCTGTTGTCGCTTTAAGTGATCAATTCGGAAAGATTGGGTATGTAACAGGTAATCTAGTAAAAACAATGGCTGAACTTAAACTATCTATAGGATTAAGTGATGAATCATCTGCTAAAGTATTAGATAACTTCATGACAGTAAATGGATTATCTAGTGAAGCAGCAATACATATGACTGATATGACGTATCAGATGTCCGAACAAGCAGGTTTAAATCCACAACAAGTATTTCAAGATATAGCTGCAGCATCTGGTGATACATTAGCTACATTTAGTGGTTCAGCTGATGAGCTCGCAAAATCAGCAGTTACTGCACGGAGGTTAGGATTAACTCTAGATGATATGGCAAGTGTATCAAAAGGTTTACTAGATTTTGAAACATCCATTGAAAAGGAAATGGAAGCTCAACTTATTACAGGTATGGATCTTAACTTCCAGAAAGCTAGAATGTTAGCTATGCAAGGTGACGAAGCTGGAGCAATGGAAGAGGTGATGAGGCAAGTTGGTGGATTAGATAAATTTAACAAAATGCAACCACTTCAACAGAGAGCTCTAGCAGATGCTGTTGGGTTAACTGTAGGTCAGTTACAGAAAACTACTAAAATGAGGGAGCAAGAAGCTATACATGCAACTAAGAAGTATGATTTAGTTGAAAAGCAATTTGCTTTAGCTGAAAAAGCTTTACCAATGTTGAATAAATTGGATGTCGGTTTAGGGGTAATGGAGCGTATAGCAGTAGTATTAGGTGATTTATTTTTAGATGTATTTGGAGGAAGTTTAAAAGATCTAGAAAAGCAATTCTTTGCATTTCTAACCTCACCGGTATTTAAAACTGGATTTAAAAATCTGTTATACACTATCAAAGGTGTAATTATGGGTATTAAGGACGCAATAGTCGGTACTGTATCAATGATTGATAAACTCTCAGGAGGAGCTATCGGTGGATTTTTAAAAAACTTTGGGAATAAAGATTTCTCAGGTAGTTATGGAACAGCTGAAAAAACAGGAAATACTCTGGGTAAAGGTATAGCAGTATTATTAGCTGGTAAGCTACTTCTTGGATCATCTTCACTTACACCTATGTACGTTAAAGTTACAGGTGGTATAATGGGTGGTATAAAAGGGTTATTTAATATGTTTAAAGGCGGTGCTGGTGGAGGAGTAACCGGTCCTCTTACTAAAGCAGGTTTACCGGATATGAGGTATGCTGCAAACAAAGGCCTTGGTGGAGCTATGTCAGGTGGCTCTACTATGATGGGGATGCCACTAGGTGCAGGTCTGGGAGGAACATCAGGTGGTATTGGGACAGCAATGGGTGGTTCACTATTAGGTACTGCAGGAGCAGTTTTTGGCGGATTAGGAGCTGCAGCATTAATAGGTAAAGGATTTTACGATGTTGCTAATATTAGTAGTAGTGGTTCATTAGCTGACGCTAAAAAAGCTAAATCAGGACGGGATGGAGCAGTAGGAGGAGCTCTAGCGGGTGCTGCGATTGGATCATTTATACCTGTAGTAGGTACACTATTAGGAGCAGGTATAGGAGCAGCTATCGGGTATTTCGGTAATAGATCACTATCTGCTTCAAAAAACTACATGACTAACCTTGAGCAAAGTGAATCTGATCTTATTGAAAGACAGCAAGAGACATCAAGAGCGTTTGCGGTTGTAGAGCAAGCAAGAGACCGACGACAAGCTAAACGACAACTATCAGCTGAAAAAAGCTTTGATAACCTCGCTAAAAATGGTGAAGTAACTGGGGAATCCCTCGAGCAATTATCTAAGGATCTAGTCGATACAGGTCTTATTTCAAAAGGAGTGTTTAGACGGATGGCTCGTGATGGTAAGATAACCTCAGCTGAAATGAAAAAAGCACTTGCAAGCATTACTGGATCAATGAGAGTGGTAGTAACAGGTAAGAATGCAGTAACTCAAGAGCAAATAGTAAAACTAGAGGAAGTAAAAACAACGAATATAGAGGTTGCAAATCAGTTAAATGCATTAACTACTACCCTACGAAACGGAGACTTAATAGGTGCTTTAGTTGATATAGCTGACCCTCTCCAATCAGGTGCGGATGTGATAGGAGCTGAGACTAACGAGAATTTTTCTCTAAACAATCCTAATCTTATAGGTAAAGGTAATGAAGATGCAAACACTGCACTTCGTAGGATGAAGATTGGATCTTTCACTGATGGTAAACTCTCAGATGATGAAATTAGTAAGATATTAGAACAATCCTATCGTCACGTGCAGGATATTTACTATGAAATGAGTGAATCTAAAGTAAATGAAATTGGCTCTAAACAACTTGAAACGGATCTAGCTAACGCTATTAATCGATCTATTATTGCTAAATTATCAGAGAAGGAGAGGCAGTCATCTAAAGCTCAATTAGCAGTAGAGAAGGCGATAGATAAGTTACCTGAAGCTAATAAAACAAATGCAAATGATATTATTACTCAAATAGATGAAACTGGTAAAGCAGCACTACTCGAGCAGAAAAGGAACAACGATATTCTCCAGCTGAATAAAGATTACGGTGGACAGGATTGGGGAGATGGTGAAGGTGTAACAATGCCTGGAATGAACTACGGGGTTGAGATGTCCGGCCCTCACGATCAATACTTTCAAAGTAATGTTGATTTTGCATCAGACCGATACTTCACAGCTCTTCAAGAGATATTAGCTAAAACATCAGCTGACTATAAGCAGCGAGGTGGTATTCTTGCAAATGGTGGTATAACATACGGACCATCCCATGCACAAGGTGGTATCCCAACTAAGTATGGTGAATTAGAAGGTGGTGAAGCAATAATCAATAAGCGTTCTACTGCAATGTTTCGAAATGAATTATCAAATCTTAATGTAGCTGGAGGAGGTACATCATTTGCAAAAGGTGGGGTTACTCGTAAATTCCAAAACGGTGGGTATGCGCATTTGATGTCACCAGAAATGCGGGATCAGCTTAACACACCTGAAGGTGGATACAGCTTAAGCTCACTTAGTGATTTTGCAGGAGTTAAGGTAGGGAAAGCTGGTGTTAGATATCATAATCAAATGTACAATCCACAAACTAAACAATTAGGAAATTATACAGACGTGCTAGATCACCATCAACGAAATTATGGAATGGGTGTAACATGGGGCTTATTAGGTCAAGATCAGAATGCTTACCAACATCGAAAAGCATATGAATTGATCAATAAATATGGAGCAAACGCATATCGAACTAATGATTATGTTCGAAATCAGCTGGGAATGGATGCATATGACCCAAGGCGAAATCAAATCGATAAAAATATAGGTCTACCACGGTACGGTGTTGAAGGTAATCGAAAGACTAACAAAGAAATGTCAGCTGACCTTTCGAATGTATTATCCGGTTCAGGGATTACAACTATGCAAAATGTAGCTATGGCGGTAACAGGAGCTAAAGGATTACAGTCAGCTTTCAAAGGACTTAATAGTACATATCAATTAGCTAAATATGTTGGTTGGAAGCAAATGATACCAACTATGGTAAAAACATTATCTGCAGCGGGTCCGTTAGGTGGTACGAAAATAGCGCTAGGAAATGCATACGGACTTAATGTTGTAAAGAATAGTGCAATGGATGTGTATGATACAGCAAAACATCTATTAACGCCAGGTTCAGAAGGTAATGTAGGTGTAAACGGTAACGCTCCTAATAACTGGATAGCTGCATTAGGTAAAATAGAGGAAGGAAAATATACATCAGCAGGTATGAAGTCATTATCAGAATATTATGCTATGCAGTATGAGAAGGATCCTAGCGATTACAAGGCAGCTATACTAAAGTATACAGCTGGATTGACTGGTCAATATCTAACACCTATGCTTGATAAAGCTCTAGGATTTTATAATCCTGATGAGAATCATGCAAGAGGTGGTGTAATGCCTAACTCACCTATCAAGAAAGTAAATGACATGATCTTAACCAAAGATGGTCAAATGATAGAAACTCATGCAGATGATAATTTAATTGCTAAAAAAGGAGCAATAACACAGAATAAGAGTGGTGGGAGTGGTGAAGGTCGAATGGAAGCATTACTCGAAGGTATATTACACGCAATACAGGCAGGAGGTGATACTTATATAGACGGAGCTAAGGTATCAGCAGCAATTAACCAATCAAATTATAACGTATAATGGCAAATAAATCTAACATACCAAATGAAATCAACCTACCAGGTACTTTAACAGGTAGAC